TGGTGATAAATTATTAGAAATATATGATGACTATTGTAAATATAAACAGTTTAAAAGTCCATTCCCTTTCTATAAAGAACAGTTTAGTCATATAGATTTTGATATAATTGGATACTATGATGAAGACGAATTAGTAGCATGGACTATGCTATATGTAATTAATAAAGATGTAGTAGATTGTCAACAATTTGCTTGGAACTATAGAAATCCTAAACTAAGAATAGGCTTTAAAAGTATAGAAACTGAGTCTTTTATATATAAAAATAGAGGATTTAAATATATTATACTAGGAGAAGCTTCTGAGTATAAATCAACCTGTAAAGGTTATGAATTGATATGACACAAGAAGATAAACAAATACTTATAACTTCTATTCAAAGATATATAAAGGGGGAACATCCCCATTCACAATATGAAGTAGCACAGTTACAAAGAATATGGAGAGAGTTACACAGATGAAAACACATTACATTTTTGATGTAGATGGTACACTAACTCCTAGTAGACAAAAGATGGATGAAGATTTTTCAAGATTCTTTTTACATTTTTGTACAATGAACTCTGTATATCTTGTTACGGGTAGTGATAGAGAAAAAACACTTGAACAAGTAGGTAGTTTAATATATAAAACTTGTAAACGTGTATATAACTGTTCTGGTAGTGACGTTTATGCAGGTAATAGAAATGTATATAAACATATATGGACTCTACCTACTTTAGCTAAACAGTTTTTAGAACAATGTTTGGAAGAAGAAGATTTTAATATTCGTACTGGAAATCATATAGAAGAACGTCCAGGTATGATAAACTATAGTTTAGTTGGGCGTAATGCTACAATACGAGATCGTAAAGCATTTGTAGAATGGGAATCATGTAATCATAGTAGAAGTCGTACAGTAAAAGCATTTAATATAATGTTTCCTAAACTACATGCAACTATTGGTGGTGAAACAGGAATTGATATTGGACCTAAAGGATCAGATAAAAGTCAAATTCTAAGAGATTTTTATAGAAAAAGTGATAAGATAATATTTTTTGGTGATGCAATATTTGAGGGAGGTAATGATTTATCTCTTGCTGAAGCAATAGCTAGTAAAGAATTAGGAATGTTTTATAAAGTAACTGAGTGGGAAGAAACATGGGAAATATTAAAGTAGGATTTACAGCATCAACATTTGATTTACTTCATGCAGGTCATATACAAATGTTACGTGAAGCCAAAGAACAGTGTGACTATTTAATATGTGGACTACAAATTGATCCTAATGCTGATAGGGCTGAGAAAAATAAACCAATACAAACAATAGTTGAAAGATATACCCAGCTTAAAGCAGTAAGCTACGTAGATGAAATAATTCCGTATGCGCGTGAAAAAGATTTAGAAGACATCTTGGAAATGTATCATATTAATGTTAGAATCTTAGGAGAAGAATACAGAGAAAAAGATTTTACAGGAAAAGATATATGTAAAAGACGAGATATTGATCTTCACTTTAATAAAAGAGATCATAGATTCTCAACAACAGATCTTAGGAAGCGGGTATGCGAACAACATGGCGAAGAAAGCACAAGTACAAAAGATTTATTTAGCTGAAAAAATATATATAAAAAAGAAAGATGTAGAAGATGCAGATCATCTACTGTCTCTTTATACATATAATAATGGTGATGAGTTTTTTTCAACTATATCAGAAGATGAAGATTACTATATTGTACCGTCTAACTCATACCATAAATTAGAGTGGGACGAGATTGAAGATCATAGAAATTTTGAAGAAACAGATACAGACTTAACCTTTACAGGTACTTTGCGTTGGGAACAAAAAGAAGTAGTAGATAAGTTTTTTAAAAGAGGTAGAGCTAGGTCAGGTATACTCCAAGCACCTTGTGGTTGGGGTAAAACTTTTACTGGTTGTGAGATTATAGCACGTAATAAAACTAAAACTTTAATCCTACTACACACTAAGTTATTATTTAGACAGTGGATAGAAGAATTAGAAAGACAGATTCCTACAGCTAAGATAGGTCGTATAGGTGATGGACTATGTGATATACAAGATATTACAGTGGGAATCTATAAAAGTGTATATAATCGTAGAGATGAATTGAGTGAAAATTTTTCTATGATTTTAGTAGATGAAGCACATCTATGTCCTGCTGATATGTTTTCTACAGCTTTAAATAGTATAAATGCTAAAATTAAAATAGGTATTAGTGCTACGCCTAAGCGTAAAGACGGTAAACACGTATTCTTAACAGATTTCTTTTCTCCATTTATGGTTGTAGCAAGAGATCCTAGACAATTAGCAGATCCTGTGGTGCAAGTTAAGAAAACAGATTTTAGATTCAATGTTTTAAACCCCCAAAGAGATTGGGCACGCCAGCTGAACAAACTTTGCAGTAATAAAGATTACCTGAAAACTATAGCAAATTATGCTAAAAGTCAAATTGCTACAGGACGTTGTCCACTTATACTAGCTGAGCGTGTACAAATGTTAAAAGATTTACAACTACTAATACCTGAAAGTGTATGTTTAATAGGAGAATCCAATGAATCAGTTAGAGAAGACGTTCTTCAAAATGTGGGAGGAAAGTACAAAGCGGTATTATCTACAAGACTATTTGATGAGGGTATTAGTTGTCATAGGCTTGACACTCTTTATCTTACTTGTCCTGGCAATAATCCTATAAAACTAGAACAACGTATTGGAAGAATTATAAGAGAGCATGAAGATAAACAAATACCTATGATTGTAGATTTTTGGCTATCAGGAGCTATAGTAGCAAGACAACAAAAAACTAGACTCGATTGGTATAAACAACGTGGATACTACATTCTTTAACTGGTATGAAATAAAATTAAGGGCAAGAAGAGATAAATCAGCTATATTGATATTGACTTTTGCCCAAACTCCGTTATATAATACAAGAACAACTAAAGGATTAATGAAAGTACTAAAAATTAATCATATTCCAATTCACCTGTTTGTGTCAGGCATTTTGGAACAGAAGACTGAGAAACTAGTATGTCATTATAAAACCAGAGAACCTATGAGCTATATAAAGAATCCATATTTTTTAACTCATAATATATCTGTAGATAAGAAAATAGAATACTTGCAACTTCTAGCAATGCGAAGAATTAGTGAGAAACAGAATTACATAGCAAAAAATTATGTAATAAAAGATATTGTAAATCCTTATATAAAATATGAGGATGATAAAATATCTTTTCCACAAGAGTTCTCGGTTTCGAGAACGTCCTACACATAAGAACCAACGTTCAACATAGGAGAAAACAATGGTAGCTTGGGATAAAGCAAAAGGTAAACAGTCTACAGGTAGTGGACAAAGAAGAGAAATCCAACGACTCACAATGAGTATTGGTGATACTAAATTAAGATTAGTAGGCGACGTAATGCCGCGTTACTGCTACTGGGTAGTAACAACAGAGGGTAAAAAAATGCCTGTAGAGTGTCTACAATTTAGCCGCGAAACAGAGTCATTTGATAATAGCGCACAAGATCCTTTTAAAGAAATTGATGATGCTATTTATGCAGATAAACCACAATTTTCATATGTTTGTAATGTAATTGATAGAGCAGATGGACAGATTAAACTGTTTGATCTTCGTTCTACTATTTACTCACAAATTGTAGATTATGCTACTAATCCTGATTATGGAAATCCCTCAGACGATGATAGTGGGTATGATCTTACTATTAAGAAAGAAAAAACAGGCCCACTTCCTCAAAATGTTAAATACACTTGTATTCCTGCACGTAACAATGCAGCACTAACAGATGCGGAAAAAGGTTTAGAATTATTTGATCTTAGTAAGATTTATAAACGCCAAACATATGAGGAGCAAAAAGAATGGCTTCTTAAAAATACTGCTTACTTTGCCGGAGATGTCTCCGATGAATTTAAACCACAAGAGGATGTGGATGACCTAGCATGAAGAAATCACTAGCGGATATGGGATCTATTAATACAGATTCTAATCCTACAGAAAAAGCACCAACTAAAACATTTGGTGCTTTTAAAGCTGTAGAAGGTGATCAAGCTACTATTGATCTGAATGAACTTAGAAAGATGAATATCTTTTTTGCTACTCCATGTTACGGAGGAATGGTTACAGATCAATTCTTTTTATCAATGTTTAGAACTTCTCAGACATTTATGCAGCATGGTATTAATTTTAGAATTACTACACTACGTAACGAATCATTAATTACTCGTGGACGTAATATTCTAACTGCTATGTTTTTAGAAAGTGATTGTTCTCATTTAATGTTTATTGATGCAGACATTGAGTTTCAAGCAGATGATTTACTTAGAATGATGGCTTATGATAAACCTATTATGGCAGCAGCTTATCCTAAAAAAGCTCTACCAATTCAATATGCGATTAATTTTAAATTTATCAATCAAGAAAAGAAACAAATTAGAATTGAGAATGGTGCAGTTGAAGTACTGGACGCATCTACGGGATTCTTCTTAGTTAAGCGTGAAGTAGTTGAGAAAATGATACAAGCCTATCCAGAACTACATTATCGTAATGATTCTAATATTGATGAAAAGTTTAATAAGTATTGTTATTCATTTTTTGATACGATACATGATCCAGAAGATAATAGATATTTATCTGAAGACTATACATTCTGTAGAAGATGGCAAAAACTTGGTGGTGAAATCTGGTTAGATCCTAATACCAAACTTAACCATGTAGGCACTCACTCTTTTGAGGGTGATATTACTAAAATTATATCACAAAAATCTAGTACATAATTAAATCTGGCTCCTGATACTAATTAGGAGCCAGTTACTATCAGGTGTATCATGAAAATATATGCTAGAGAACTTAAATCATATAGTCTACATATGGATGTGTCTTTAAAAGAGGCGCATTTTATGCATTGGTGTGTTAAAGGACATTTAATACCAGATGAATGGCCAGATCATGACATAGTAAAAATGTATGACAGCTATTTTAAAAGAATATGGGGAAATCATGAAATACAAGTATACTCTAAAGAATCATTTGAAGAAGCATGGCTCTTAAAAATAGACGTAGATATAGCCAGCAAATAAACTATATGGAACTACGTTCCACGCTGTGGCACTTCGTGCCAACGCAACATCATATAGGCGACGCGTGTTCAATAGCTTTTCACCTGCGGTGTAACTTTGTTCACTTGCTAGACAACTAAATTAGCATACTTTTCTACGAAAGGCAATATTCAATGACTAA